GATGGACCCAGGCCTGATCTGCGGTAACGGACATGAGGCACCTCCATGTGAAACCGTGAATACGGTACTGATCGCGGAAGGCTGCCCGGACAACCGGACCCTCCTATAGGCTTGCGTGCCTACAGGTTCGGCTACTTTCGTAGCACCCACCCGGACCTCACATGGAGGCTACCCAGGAATGATCGACTTATGACTTCTTCGCTTCCTTCTCCCGCTTCACTTCAGATCGCAACCGGTCTACCACTGATTGCGGCAACCCGACAATCCGACAAATATCTTCGTTGCTTCGTCCTTGCAGGATAAAGTTTTTCGCATACTCGATCATCCTAGGGTGATCGACGCGCAACCCATTGTACTCCGATGCCCCTATCACTTCAACGTCTGGGTATGGCATACCGCCTCCTATTGATTCCCGTAGGCCTTACGGTACAACTCCTGTATATGCGCTTCCACCTTGGGATCTCGCTGCTTGAATCCTTGGTGCATCGGGTGAGTCGGGTCGTTATAAATCTTATTGACTTCATCGCGCACTTGATCGCCCGTCATCTCACCACCAGCATGAGGAATGCTATTGACGAAGCTGGAATCCTGCATGGCGATATGGGCAAAGCGCAACATGGGACCGAGAAACCCAGGATGATCGGCCAACCCAGTATCTTCAGCAAACTGTAGTTCCTCCGGCGTCTTGAAAATGGCTGGGATCATCCTCCGCGCCATCTCATACCGTTCGTCGTACTTCTCGCCGTGCTCGCTTTTCAAGGCCGCCATCGCCGTATCTTTATTGGTCTGAAGGGTCTTCGCCTGCCCTCCCAAGGCTTCCATGTAGAGCGGCATGAGGTCCGCAAGCGCGGCCTTCGGGACGCCGTGTTTATGCAGCGCGGTCGCAAATTTATTCGATAATTCGTCCGACCACTGCAATCCTTCCGGCAGGCCCTCCGGCTTGAGCAGTCCATATTCCTTCGGGTCGGCAGGTGGAGCGGTAAACACACCCGCCTCGTAGAGCTTCTGCTTGAGTGCGGCGACATCTTCCGGCTTGGCGTCCTTGCCAGGGATGTTGATCGCAGACCCTAACCGCTTCGACAGATGGGCGTAGCCCTTGATGAGGCCAGGCACATCTTTTTCTGAGGCTTTCTCAGCCCAGCCTGACACGACAGGATCAGCTCGTAGATCATCGTTCATGGCCGTGCGCCAGTCGGCTGGAGCGGCTTGGGGAGCCGGTGTCCCGTTCTGCGTGCCTGGTTCTATGACTGTTGCATCTGCCATGATTCCTCCTGTTTCGTCTCATACTTGCCAGGCTCGCCCGCCTGGTCAATCGCTTCAAGAATCCGTTGCACAAACTTGCGCTGCCCGTTATGTTCCGCTAAGGCCTGCGGGTCGTTGATCGGGCAGGTTTGACAATAGATTTCGTCAAGCCAATCCTGTAAGACCAACTGCCCTTCTGCCGTACTGAACGTGAGCAGGTAGGCCCGCGCCAATTCAGGACGTGGCTCCTTGCGCCACTTGCGGCCTAACCATTCAGTAAAGCGGGTCACCGACTGCGCCCTCCTTGCAAGGCCGCCAGCATAGGCGCGGCGTGTCCGGCCGCTTCCGCCATTTGCCCTGCCTGTGCGAGCGCCTGCTCCTGCGCCATCTGTGCTTCACGTTCTGCGCGAGTCGCCTTCACTTGTTCGCGGCTATTGGTGACACGAGCCGACACGCCACGAGTGCGAAGGATCATCTGCATCACTTCATCTGCGCCAAGCCAATCGGTGAGCTGCGGATAGATCGGGAGCCACGGCGCAATGTCCTGTGCGACCAAGCCGAGTGCGTCAACATCGGTGGAACGCTGCGCCCGCTCTAACGGATTCTCAAACACGATGTCATACTCCGCGCCCTGCTCAAAGAATTGCCGGGGTGGATCGGGGAACGCCCGCGCTTCAAACATCTGCACAAATTTAATGTGCCAGATACGCTCTAGAAACTCCTTACGGAGTCTCCCGTAGATTGGGCCGACGACGCGAAAGAGCAGCTCCATCTTCTTCGCAAACTCAAACGCCGTCATCTCCGATTTGTTCACTTCCATCAACATGAGGATCTGATCGACAAAGTACATTTGCCGGATCGACTTGCGCAACTCCTCTTCCTTGATGGCCGTCACTTCGGGATGCGACCCCGTTTGAAACGCTTGAATGCTGTCGCTGATCGGGAGGCCGTGCGTGTTGATCGAGGTCGGCCCGCCCGGCGTCAGGCGCAGCGTGCCAATGACGGAATCGTGACGATGCAGAATGGGCGGGCGGGTTTTCAGCGCCAGGTCTTCAAGGCTCATGCGCTTGATGGTGTTGAGGGTCCACGTATCGGGATACGCGAGATGCCCGCGTCCACGGCCCATGAACTCGCCAGGGGTCCGCATGAGGCGTGGAATCACCGCAGGAAATTCAGAATAGCCGGATTCGTGGATGAGAGATTTGGATTCCGTCTCAATCCAGCACGAGGCATAGGGCATCTTGCGCGCGCCTGCCGCGTAGCGCATGTCCTCGCCGCTCCGTGGGTAGACGGCATGAAGAATGGTAAACTTCTCGTCCGGCTTGCCTTCGGTAATGGCCCGCTGGACTTTCCCGGGGAGCGTGCTTTCCGGCCATCGCTTACGGATCTGGTCGGCGGTCATGGACTTTTCGTACATGAGCGTGTCGGCTAAGCCGTCAGGGCCATCGGCCCCGACAAACCGACCCGTCATAATCGTTTCATAGCGGGACCCGCGCCAGCCACCCTGAGAGGTGGCAGAAAATGGCAACTCGTCCGACACCATGCAGCCCGTCCCGAAGTTCCCCCAGTCCACCAGCATCTCCGGCGCTTCGCCGTAGAACATACTGTTGGAAAAATCGGTCAGCACCATGTCGCGGGCTTCCTCGAACCACTCCTGCATCTCATCGTCTTGCAGATCCTTGCCGCGCATCCCGCCCCATTGCTGTGAGGGGTTGATGGTGTAGGACGCAATGAAGTTGGCGAAGAGTTCACCGGCTGCCGTGGCCGTGGAATCGAACGTGGTCCGGTTCTGTCGCTGGCCTGGACTCCGCTTGCTGATGATCCCGGAGCGGGTGGGGGCCATAAACTCCGTCATCTCTTCACAATGCTTCCAGTGCGTCGAGGCCTCGGACTTCAAGGCGTCGTAGCGTTTACACGTCGCTTTGGCGTCAGTACTCATGAGCCGTAGGTGTCCTTCAAGGTCGGTGCACCATCCGGCATCATTTGGGATAGAATGGTGCTACGGAGACCACGCGCCTTTGAGCGCCGTTGCGCCGTTTCCTGTTGCACCTGCTGCACCGCGTTCGTTTGCGTCGAAGGGGCCGGTGGCGCTTCAGGAGGCGAGGGGGCCGTCATGGAACGGCCTAAGGCTTTCGCGACTCCACCCCCTAAGGCTTTCACGACTCCACCCATAGTACCCTCCTTAGAAAATCGTCGTCTCGACGTGGATTGACTGATCGAGCGAAAACTGTGTCTCTACCTTCATCGGTCCTGGGGGCTGCGCGTCACTCGTCAAGCCCCACAGCCAATAGATATAGGCGTCGCCGTAATCCTCCCACGGATGGTTCGGCTTCTTCGGGAGTTCACGACGGACTTGGCCTTGTCGATCGATCGGATAATGCCAACGACCGGAGAGGGCGCGGATGAGTCCCACCGCATCGACGGGATCGATCTGGACGCTGACTTCGCCCGGTTTGACGGTATGATGAAAACTGGAAATAAGGGTATGTTTGCGGGATTCCCAATTGATGGGACCAGGGAACCAGAGACCCGGCAGTTTCTTTTCCACCACCGTAATGGGGTCCCGTTCAATGTCGGATTGCTCCCCCGTCTGTCCAGCGATATCGTAGCAGCCACACACCATGCCGGGATTGCGGAGCACCCAATGGGCGTGGGAGACCAACCACGGGAGTACTTCATTGTCAAGGAGTTGCGCGACACCACCATGCTCCAAGGTGAACGCCGCATAAATTCTGCGGTAGCCCTTGACATATTGCCCGATCACCATCGAGGGTGTCAAGCCAAAGTCCAGCCCGAACAACATCGGCTCGCCAGGGACCGGATGGAGCCGCGTCTTCGACACATGCGTATCCATCGAAAATCCGTCCGCCACCTGTGGCCCCAACATGATCGAGCCTGGCTGACCGGAGACCAACCGCCGCAACAAGTCAGGCCGATCACGCAGCGCGTGCTTCCACTCGTCACGCTGTAACTGGCCGGCACGTTCACCGGGAGGAATCCTGAACCACAGACGGGAATGGTCTTCAATCGTCCGGCCGGTAATCTGCTTCGCAAACGTGCGATAGTAGGACTCGCGGAGCGCAGGATCTTCCGGTAACTCCGGCAACGCATCACTGGACGGATGAAATCGCTGCCACGTCCAATGGTCCTCGTCGGGATAGTTCAACGTCATGACCGCCACCCGCGCATGGGTCGGCACCCGCTGCGAGGTCATCGCCATGCCCCAGGCCGACACGTCCACCCCCGTACTCACCCCCATCATCGCGGTCGGCGCAGGCTCCTCTGCCCACACCCCCACGCACTCCGTCCTCACCCGATCCATCGCCCCCTGGTCCTCAATCCCAAACAGATGCAGCTTCACCATCTCCCGCCCATTCACCACCGCCGTCCACACATGCCCCCCATCACTCTCCCGCCAACACCCCTTCCACATCGGCTTCTGTAAACTCTCAAACGTCTTGTTCTTATGGCTGGTAAACGTATCGGTAAACCCGATCCACTTCGTCGGTAACGGATGCGACTCCTTCGGCGCCCCCGTCCGCGTGTCCACCGCACTGTGATGCTCCGACGCATGTGAGATCATCCCCGCCAACACCCCAATCGTCTTCCCATCACCCCGCGTCCCCACACACATAATCTCCCGCGCATCCCCATACGTCATCGCCTCACACATCGCCGCCACCGTGGGCGTAAAGTCCAACGTCGCCGTCCGCTCATCATTCGGCGCCGTCTTACGCGGCCCACCCGCCTTCCCCGTTTTCGGCATCACCGTTCCCATGCCCCACCCTCACGCACAGACATCAGCACACCCGCTTCGCCGTCACATACGTCTGAACCAACACATGATAATGCCCTAACCCACGAGCCGTCCCCACCTTCCGCTTCACCCCCACCAGATAGCGCCGGACACTGCGCACCACATGGGCCTTGTCAGGATGAGGATGATTCATACAGAAACCCTTTTAGGGACAATATTGTAGGCCATTGCCCTCGTGGGGCACCAAGCAGATCGAAAAGCCCCCCCTACCCCTCTCTATTTCTTGCGGTACAAGCCATACGTATATCACCCTATCACTACACTGTCCCATAACGGGGCATACTCATGAGTTAACATACTAGCTGTTATCAGAACTTGCGCCAGCAACACCCTATGCCTATTGAGGAGTACGGACATGAACGGGGATAATCAGGCTGAATCTACGTAGTCTCACTACTTGCTTGCTCGTCTGCTTGTGCGATCTGCTTCGATGCACCAAAGTTCATTTGGATGGCTGCGGGGCCGACAATACTGACATTAACCTGAGCATTTTCACGATATTGCGGGTTTATCCTTTTCAATGTGAACATACCTATAATTGCGCTCTGTCCATCCTCTTTTCCGGCAACCGCTCGTTGGTAGAAATTATGTTCAATGGCATCGGCCACATAATACTTGTCAGCATGGGCTTTGGCCTCATCGGCTAACTCTTTGAATTGAGGGAACCTCTTGACCCATCTGCTAAT